CCTTCGGCTTCTTGTTTTGCAGCTGCTGGGTGATGCCGTCCATGATCTCTTTGATCTTCGACCGGACGTCGCTGCCGACCTTTCCGAGGCTGCCGGACAGGATCTGCCGGAGATGGTTCAGCCTGGCTTGCATCCTGGGGGTGTCTAGGATCGTGCCTTGGACGGCGTCCTCGAGCCGGCCCAGCCGTTTCTGGAGGGCTTTCGCGGACGGGATGATGTCTTCGCCACCGGGGCCGAACCCGATCAGCGAGAACTGCCGTGCCTGCCGGGCCGCCGCCGCCTGCTCCTTCGCCTGTTTGGCTGCGTCCTTCTCGTTCTGGATCTGCTGCTGCCGAAGCCCTTTCAACGTGGCCTGGTTCTGGATCCGCTGCCGCTCGAGCTCGATCGTCTTCCCTTGGGTCCGTTCGATCTTCGCGATGGCGGCGTTCCAGGCGACGTACACGGCGATGTCGTCGTTCAGCGTTTTCGTCAGCTGCGCCTTGTCGAGGCGAAGCGACAACGTGTCGAACACGCCTTGCTGCTGGTTTTGCTGCTGCTGCTTGATCAGGTCCCGTTCGCGCTGCCTGGATTCGAACAGTTCCCGGATCCGATCAAGGGTGGGGCCGTGCAGCCGGATCAGTTTCTGCAATTGTGTCTGGTAGCGGTTCTCGGCGGCGATGTCGTCGGTGAGGGTGGCCGTCGCGGAGGCGCGTTCGATCCCGAACTGGAGCCGGTCGAGCACTCCCTGCTCCTGTTTCTGTCGGGCTTGCTTGATCAGGTCTCGTTCCCGCTGCCGTGACTCAAACAGTTCTCGTTCCCGGTCGAGCGTCGCCCCGTGGATACGGATGTACTCTCTGACCTGCGCCTGGTAGGCCCGTTCGGCGGCAATGTCGTCTTTGAGGGTCGCGGTCGCGCCGGCCCGTTCGATCCCGAACTGCAATGTGTCAAGCACGGCCTGCTCGGCGGCCTGCTGTTTCTGCTTCAACGCGTCCGCGGCCTGTTTCCGCTGGTCGGCGGCCTGTGCCTGCAATGACTGCACCTGCGCCTGCGCCGCGATGATCTGTTTTTCCCGGTCGGCTGTGAACCCGAGTGTTTTCTGCTGCTGCTCGAGCAGCGCGATCACGCTTCTCCAGGCGGCGATATCGTCGGTGACGGTCTTGGTCAGCCCGGCCCGGTCGATGTTCAGGGACAGCGCGTCGATGGCGTCCTGGGCGATCTGCTGCCGGGCCTGCTTGATCCGGGCGAGGTACTGCAGCAGCTGATCCCTGAGGTTCGCTTGCCGGGTGATGTCCTTGACGCCGGCGATCTGTTTCTGGATCAGCGCGACGATCTGCTGCAGGGCGGGGATCTGGGCTTGTAAGGGTTGCAGGCCGGCGCGGAGGTCGAGCCGGCCGATCATCGCGTCGAAGATCGAGTTCCGCTGCTCGGCGCTGATACCCGGATGCGCCGCGGCGATCTTCTTCTGCGCGTCCTCCGCCGCTTTGCGGAAGTTGTCGACGAACCCGGAGAACGCCTCCTCGACCGGGCCGAGGTCGCCGCGCAACCCCTGGCTGAAGCTGTTCAGGAACCCGGTCCTGAACGCGTTCCCGGCTTCCCCGCCGGCTTTGTCGCCCGCTCCGCCGAACAGTTTCTTCGCCTGGTCGACGACGTTCCCGAGCGCGAACCCCGGGTCGATGAAGAACCGGGCGACATCGGCTAGGCCACCCTTGATCCCGCCGCCTTTGCTTGCCTGCTGCAACCCGACGAGGGCGTCCTCGTACTTGCCGAGACCCTGAGCGGCGAGCCCGGCCGCTTTCCCGAGCGCCTCGAACAGAGGTGTCGCCGCTTTCACGGTCTGGTTGATGTCCCGTTGCAGCTTCCCGGACCGGTTCATCTCCCCGAGCCATTTCGACAGGTTGGTGAGGTATCGGTTCAGGACCGGGAGGAGGGCGGTGCCGATGATCCGCTGGGTGTCGTGGAGGGTGGCAGCGAACCGTTCCTGCGGTGTCGTGGCGGCAGCAGCTTGCCCGGCGAGTCTCTGCTGCGCCTCGCGGATCAGGTCGAGCCCGTGCGCTTCTTTGTCGAGGCCGGGGACGGCACGGCGGAGCGCGGTCTCCTGGCCGCCGAACACCTTCGCCAGAATGTTCGCGGCCGATGCGAGGTCGAGGTTTTTGGCGCGGGCGAGGTCGGCCGCGGTGCCCTGCAGCTCGATCGCCTTGGCGATGTTGCCGGTGCCCCGCTCCAGCACCGTCAACGCCTTCGCAGAGTCCTCCGACGTGAACCCGTACTTCTCCAAGCTGAGCTCGGCCTGGTCGATCGCCTGCTTGCTGCCCTGGAACGACTCGCCGGACGCTTTCATCTGCGCCGCCAGCTGACGCTGCGATACCGCCGCGTCCCGGGCGACCTTCACCGACTCCTCCAGGAACCGGGTGCCGCCGGCGAACGCAAGGAAGCCGCCGGACGCGAACGCGAGCGACCGGGCGAACCCTTTGAACGCGACGGTGCCGGACAGCACGCCGCGGCCCATCTGTTCCATGTCTTTCGTGAACGCCTTCGCCGACCGGTCCGCGGACACGAGCCCTTTGGTGAAGTTCCGCGGGTCGGCGACGACCTCGACGACCAGCTTCCTCGCCATCTACTGCGCCTTCGCGAAGTCAGCCATCGCGACGTACCCGGACAGCGTCCACCAGCCCTGCAGGAGCTGTTGAAGGGTGACGGCGGGGAAGTAGTGCGCGACCCACGGCTGCCACATCACGCCGGGATCGCGTACAACGTCTCCGAGCTGGAGGGTTCCTCCGGGGTCGACGAGGACGAGGAACCGTCGGACGGTGATCTCGAGGGCTCGGCTGTCGGTTCCTCGCCGGCGGGCGGCGGGGGGAGCTGCGGTTCGTCCTCCGCGTCCGCGTCGACGAACACGACGTCGGACAGGTTCAGGTTCATGACGGTGCGGGTGACCCGCTCCACCGACCAGTCCGGGTTCCCGGCCCGGAGCGACGTCGCGATCAGGGTGAGCAGGATCGGGGCGCGGCCCCGGTCGAACGAGTCTTCGACCTGGGTGAAGAAGTCGGTGATCGGCATGGCGGCGAACCGGTCGATCAGCATCAGGTCTTTGCCCATGTCGGTGACCCGCCACCGGTAGAACCGGCCGTCGAGCTCGAACCCGTCCTCTTTCCGGGCTTCCTGGTCTGTGTCGGTCATAGGGGTCCTCCGGTGTTGAACTCGTCGCAGATCCGGTCGAGTCCACGTTCGAACGCGGCCGCGATCTGCGGCTCGTTCTGCTCGAGCGCGGGTTCCATCGCCCGGTCCATCAGCAGGCCGGCGAGGTTGGGACGGCGGCGGGCGTTGTAGCCGCGGGTTTTCACGCCCCGCTGTCTGGGCGCGACGTAGACGAGGTTGCGGGTGATCCCGATCCGCATCTTCGACCACCGAAGCCCGATCCGGGGGATGGTTTGGAGGGCGAGCCCTTCGGCGTCGCGGCGCACCGGCTCGGCGACGTCGCGGAGCACTTTCCGTGACCCGAGACGCACTTCACGGTCGGCGTGAGCGAACGCGGTCTGCAGCTCATGGAACCCGCGGACATAGACAGGCATCGGATCAGGCTGTGCCCCAGGTGAACGCGTTCCCGGACGCGGGCTTGAACGTGGCGGTGATCTCCGCCCGGGCGGGCAGCTGCCCGGCCAGGCCGTTGTAGTCGAACAGCGACGCGGTCCCCGAGAACGTCGGGTTGGACGCGGACGCCGCCGAGGTCATGTCCGGCATCACCGACACCGCGAACGTCGTTCCGGACGTGAACAGCGGCTCGAGGACCCGGTGCGGCTCGCCGCTGCCGAACCCTTGCAGGAACCCGACGGTGATCGTCTGGTCCTTCTGACCTGGCAGGAACTCCCGGCTGCCGGTCGGGTTGAACCCGGTCACGTCGACCTGTTCTCTGGTTTCGGGGGTGTCCAGGCTGAACGCGTAGTCGGACAGGTCGACGCCGTTGACCATCACTTTTGCTCGGTCGAGCAGGAACTTGGGCATCTCATGCTCCTTTCGTTAACGCGAGGCCGGCGAGTTCCCGCATCGTCTGGAGGCGCCAGTCGACGGGGCTGCCGGGGCCGACATGGACGAACCTGGCAGGCGACATCGGCTCGTCGCCTTCCGGGTACTGCAACAGCAGCTGGTTCCATTCCTCGCCCAGCCAGTGGGTGTGTAGATACAGTTCGGTCGGTGCGACGAGCCGGCACGGCGGCGGGTCGGCCCGGTACCCGAGCAGCTGCAGCATCGCGGCCTGTTCCCACCACCGGTGATGCAGGTATTTCGTGAGTGTCCAGGCCCGTTCGAGCCATGGCCGCATCGGTTGCCGGACGTACCAGACGCCGACGGACGGGATTTCGCCTTCGCGGGTGTGGTGGCGGGTGATCGCGTGCCAGGCCCGCTCGTCGAGCTCGTCCGCCACGTCGACGGTGTCGTCGAGGATCAGCACGTCCGCGTCGACCCACAGCACCTCGTCGTGGGTGTCCAATGCGGCGAGGACAGCGGTGATTTTGTGCCATGACGGCGGCCGGAGCAGCATCCGGGGCGGGCTGGTGAGGAGGTCGTAGCCGTGCCAGTCGGCGTACCGTTCCATCGCCGGCAGCGCGTGCTCGAGAAGCGGCTGGTGGGTCGCGACGGCGAACGTCGCCAGCGCCCGTCTCACGCCGAGTCCTCCGGGCGAAGTTTAAGAGGTCCGATTGTTCCGGCGAGATCCTCGTTGTCGACGAAGCGGAGATGCCCGTCCCTGATCAGGTCGAGGAGAACATCGTCGGCGAACTTTTCGAAATAGATCTTGGCGGGCTTTCCGACCTCAAGATCGATGATCACCCGGCGTGTGGAGCTTGGGTCTTCGAGTAGCCCGGCGTCATAGAACGCCTGGAGGACTGCATCGGAGACAAGGAACTTGCTCACGCGGCCAAAGCCTCCGGCTCGGCGAGCCGTTCGAGCGCCGACTTCCAGTACCTGTCGGTGACCGTGTCGGCGTCGTACGCCTTCGCGAACTCGACGGCAGCGTCCCGTAAGGGTTGGTCGCCGCGAGCGGCGTACGCGGCTTCCAGCGCCGCCACGATGCCGTCCACACGGGGGTTGAGGAACCAGGATTGCTGGGTGTAGTCGAGCCACGGGTCGCCGTCGACGAGCCAGCCGGCCTGGCACAGCTCCGTCATCGCGGAATGGTCGGACGAGATCACCGGCACCCCGGACGCCTGCGCCTCGAGCGCGCTGAGCCCGAACCCTTCCCCCATGCTGGGCTGAAGGCAGACATCGAACGCCTGGTAGGTGAGCGCGACGACCTCGGCGGGGAACCCGAGTTGGAGGCCGGCCGGGTCGGGGTACCGGATCCGGCCGGCGGGGCAGTCGCACAAATCGGCGACGACGTTGAGGTCCATCCCGGCGCCTTCCGGGTTGAAGTCGGTGTGCAGGTACAGCCACGCGTCCGGGTGTGCGCGGGCGAACCGGGTGAACGCGAGTAAAGCTTGCGGGAACGCTTTCCGGGGCACCATCGGATTGGACGTGTTCGCGGCGACCATCCCGACAACGAACGCGTCCCGGGGCAGTCCGAGCCCGTCCCGGACCTCGCCGCGGACATCGGGGCGGGGCCGGAACACAGCGGTGTCGACCGCGTGGGGGACGTACACCGGGGTGAGGCTGGCCGCTTTCATCTGCACCTCCCCGAACCGGCTCATCGCGACCGGGGTGATCCGCGGGTCGGCGAGCACTTTCACGACCGCGGGCGGGGCGGGGTGGTGGTCGATCGGCACCCACAACGCGAGCCTGAGCCCTTCAGGCCATTTGTCCGGTTTCAGCACCCACGCGTCGCACAGTCCGACGATCAGGTCGGCCCGGAGCGCGTCCGCGTACACGGGCAGGCTCCTGTTTCCCCACATCCCATCGGAGGGGTAGCAGGGGATGTCGTTCCAGGTTGTCATCTGCCCGTGCAGGCCCCAGTTGCACAGGACGGCGAGCTCGTGGCCGGCGGCGGCGAGCCTCGGGATGAACAGGGCGGCCTGCTGGCCGTACCCGGACGGCGCCCACGGCGGGTTTCCGAACCACAGGATCCGCATCAGAGGATCACCCGGTCACGCCAGACGCATCCGAGCAGCCGCCCGTCGGAGGCGGGGTCGGCGTATTCGCCGTACCCGGTCGGCAGCTCGACCGTCGACGCTTGGACGGTGCCGCCCAACGTGCCGTCGGCGAGCAGCAGCCCGACCACGGAGGTGTCGGTGTTCCGGGGGTCCATCAGCCGCAGAAGCAGCTGCTGGCCTGCCTGCCAGTCGACGGTGGACACGCGGGCGCGGACAACGAACACGGCCTCCCAGGAGGCTGCGCCCATCGCTGTCCGTTCGAGGAACACGTCCGGGGCCGGGTAGATGTCGATCGTGGGCGGTGTCGGGATCCCGTTGATGTACGGGTCGATCTGCAACCCGGCGATTTCCAGGGTGAGCGGCTCCAGTGCGTCGGCGATGGCCTCGACGACGTCATGCACGTCAAGCGAGCCCCCACCCGTTCATCTTCAGAGGGACGAGCCGGAGCCGCCACCGGTTCCAGATGTTGTGGGCGGCGATCACCGGGACGGAGTCGGGGCCGACCGGGATGATCCCGGCGACCCGGCCCTCCAGCGACCAGAGCTCCTGCCCCATCCCGAGGTTGACCTCGGCCAGGGTTTGGTACTGCGGGGTGTCGACGAGGGGCGCCGGGTTGTCGACGGTGTACCCGAGGTACAGGTCGATTTTCAGCGCCGCCTCGTCGAGCACCCGTTGCATCGCCTGCTGCTCCGCGGCTGTCGGCGCGGGCTTCTGCAGGACGCGTTGCAGCTCGGCGACGTCGATGTACGCCATCTCTAGCCTTCGGCTTCCGCCTGGTCGATCGACGCCCGGATGTCCTCCTTGCTCATCGCCTGGTTCGCCGGGCTGATCCCGCGTTCCTGGGCATAGGCGAGCAGCTGCGCTTTGGTCATCTCGTCCAGCGTCAACGGTTCCACCTCTTCGGCGCCGCCGTTCCCGCCGCCGTTGCCTTCGTCGCCGGGGCCGGACTGATCGGCACGGACGACCTGCTGGTTCGGGGCGTCCCAGACCTCGCCGGCCATCAGGTCACCGTCACCTTCACGATCGCGGTCGGCTCGATCGTCAACGCGGCGAAGTAGCCGGCGTACGCGACCTGGACACCCAGCACCGATGGCTCCACGACGCTCAATGAGCCGATCCGGTCTTCGTACACCTCGCCGGCGGCGGTCGACATCAGCATCAGCCGTTTCGTTGTGCCGAACCCGGATGTGACGATCACCGGAATCCCGCTGATCGACCCGGCGACGCCCTGCCCGAACGTGGACGCCATGAACCCTTCACCCTGGGCGTTGGTGGGGTTGACGGGCTGGAACAGCGGCCCCAGGCTGCCGAGCACGTCCGGTGACGCGACTGCGATCACCCGGCCCTGCCCTTTCGTCGCGGTGTACACGGATGCGGCGGCGGCCCAGAACTGCCCGGCAACCTCGTCGCCGGTCGGTGTCGAGTCGATCGTGCCGCCGGCGGTCGCGGTGCCGTAGAACATCTGCACCGCTGTCCCTTCGGTCTGGATCGCGTACTGCGCCGCCAGATCCTCGATCACGATCTGCATGATCGAAGGCTGCGACCAGTCTGCGGCCTGACGGGAAACGTTCACATATCCGCCGATGGTTTGCGGGGTGACCGTCAGCTTCTGGATTGTCATGTACTGCGACGTCAGCTCCGCTTTCTCCGCGGACTGGACACCGACGGCGGTGTGCTGGGTCACTTTCGGCCTGGAGAAGCCGGTGCCGGGCAGCTGCCTCGGCCCCAATGCGTTCACGAGCGGCCGGGCGGCGTCGATGTAGTTCACGACCGGCCCGACGATCGGGGCCGGCAGCAGACCGCTGATCTGCGCGGTCGTCTCGTGCGCGGCGGCCCGCATGTGCTCGACGCCCCACCGGCGCATCCGTTCCTTGGCGTCCTCGTCGCCGAGGCCGGCCTTCCACATCTCGATCGCGTACTCGCCCGCCGACCGGTACTCGACCTGCGCCGGCGGCTCCTTCTTCGACATCAGATGCGCGATCGCGGCGATCCGTTCCGCCGAGTCGGACCCGATCTGCCGGACCTCCTCGAGCGGCTGCATCAGCTCGTTCACCTTCTTGATCCGGTCACGGTTCTTCGTGACCAGCTCGACCTGCTCATCCGACAGGTCGCCGTTCTCGCCTTTCGGGTCGGCGACGAGACCTTCGATGAACGCCTGCCGTTCCTCGATCTCTTTGACGTACTGGATCAGCAGCGCGTCGGTTTCGCGGGGGGGCATAACACAGACCTCCTGGGTTGCGCGAACAGGGAATCGGGATCCCTTGCTCGAGCGCCTCACCCCTGCTACAGCCGCCCCGGCTCTGCGGTTTAGTCTCTGGCGGCTGGAGGCCGGCCTCTCAGCGCACTAAACCATACCGTCTGTCCAGGTCGGCGGCCAACGCCCGCCAGCTTTCGAGCTGTAGCCGGTCAAGGTTCGGCGTCGCCGCGTCATCCTCCCCGCCGTTATATGTGCTTGTTCTGACGGCCAGCACCCGGGCGTCTTCGTAGGCCGGCTCCGGCGTCATCGCGATGTGCCCGAGGAACAGACGGTTCAGCCGGCGCCGGCTCCGGGTCTCCCACACCTCCGCGCCGGGCACGGCTGGGCCGGTGCGGCCGTTCTTGCGGAGCACGCTGAAACCGGCGGAAGCGTCGAGGACACCGTCGTCGGCGAGCGTCAACGTCTCGTCGCCCAGCGGCGTCTCGGAGATCCGCAGTTCCGCGACAAGCCCTTCTCGCCGTGACGGGTGCAGAGCGAGGGTTTTGCCGACGGGCTGGTCGACCTTGTGGCCGCGGTTGACTCTGATCTGGGAGGTTCGCAGCTCGACGCCGTCGAACGCGCCGCGGCTGACGATCTCGGTCCACGTCCGATGCGGCCGCTCGATCGTCGTCTCGGACTCGTACGGCATCACGATCAACTCGATCGTT